GCATCAATGACTTTGAAGTTTACCTAGGTGTCTATGCCATCCTTGCAACTAGCAAAGGATTCCGTGCTGGAATATCAGATAGCAATGGAGACATCCAGTATGGTCCATTACTCTTTAGTGAAGCAGCGTGTAATGCTATTGCCTTTAAGGATAGTTTTGCTTGGCTTGCCACTACTGTTGATGGAGAAGCAGGGTTAGTTCGATGCGATCTATCAACAACAGTCTTAGCAAATAGTTTATTCTTTCCTTGGGCTTGGGATCTAGTGGCTGCTAATACAACAGTTAAAGCAAGTCAGGTTGCATTCTTTGGTAACTCAGATCGCTTAGCATTCATAACAGGTGATACAACCTTTGCTGAATCAACTACCTCTGTAGTAGCAGAGGGATACCTGCGAACAGGTTTTATCCGTTACAACACACTTGAATCTAAGATCTATAAACTGCTGCAAGCGCGAGTAGATACCACAAATGGCGGTCTTGTCGTTGACTCTATTGATAGCAGAAATGTTGAGTACACAATTGCTCAGTTCTCACAAGGTGAATTTACACCTGAAGTTAACATCAACTATCCACAACAGGCACAAGAATACTTGGGCTTTAAGTTTACCCTTCAACGTTCATCTACAGATGTAAGCAAGGGGCCACTCTTTACTGGCTATCAGCTCAAAGCATTGCCAGCAATCCCACGCCAGCGTCTTATCCAGTACCCATTGTTCTGTTATGACCACGAGTCAGATCACTTCGGCGTTGAGGTTGGCTACGAAGGCGCTGCCTATGCTCGTATGTCACAGCTAGAAACTGTTGAAAACAACGGAGACAGTATCCGTGTTGAAGACTTTAGAACTGGCGAGTCTTTCATTGGACTTATCGAAGAGATGGATTTCTCTAACCGTACCCCATCAGATAAGCGATTCTCTGGCTTCGGAGGCTTGCTCTTAGTAACTATTAGGACGATCTAATGCAAGCACAAGACTACGCAACAGTTGCTGTTGCAGTAATGACAATCATCGGTGGCTTTGTTGGCGCAGTTCGCTGGCTAGTAAAGCATTACCTCAACGAACTCAAACCCAATGGTGGTTCAAGTGTCAAGGACTCCATTGCAAGATTAGAAACCAAGGTAGAAATTCTCTATCAGATAATGATTCAAGAAGGAAAGAAGTGAACGATGAAACTTGTAAAGAAAGCCACGCCTGCCGCTATTGCTGTCCTTCGTCAAGCCACAGCGATCAAGCCTTCCCGCAAGAAAGCCTCGGATGGTTTACTTCCATCAGCAGCACACATCAGTCAGAGTCCTAACAGTGACCACAACACAGGTTACGCAGTAGATCTAACCCACGATAAGTTAGGTGGCATTGATTGCGCTAATCTATTTCAAGAACTAAAAGCAGACAAGCGCGTTAAATATCTTATTTTCCAGGGCAAGATCTGGTCAGCAGAACGTGCATCAGAAGGGGACCGTGATTACGACGGTTCAAATAAGCACAACAAACATCTTCACATCTCAATCAAAGAAGGATGTGGAGATGACACTTCCCCTTGGTTCCCTTGGTTGGGAAAACCAAAGGCCGTCAACAAAGTTAAGGCAGCAGTTAAGCCTTTACCTAAGAAGAAGGAGAACCAATGAACAAAACAACAAAGGCAGTAATCGCATCATACCTACGTGCAGCGGTAGCATCAGTGCTAGCTCTGTACCTTGCAGGCGTCACAGATCCAAAGGCACTAGTAGCAGCAGCAGTATCAGCAGTTGCAGGCCCAGTACTCAAGTGGCTTGATCCTAAGTCAGCAGACTTTGGACGCGGAGCTAAGTAGACGTAGAACCGCAGCGCGAGGCAAACGAAGAGGCTCACCCCGAAAGGGGTGGGCTTCTTTTTTTATGCCATTTTATGGAGCATCAACTGGACAAGGTACTGTCACTAGATTGCCACAGTTAACACAGGTAGCATCAAGGAAGTACCAAACAATCTCATAATCTTCAAAGGTACACATCACGTTAAAGACCTGCGACCCACAGGTACACACGTGGACTGGACCTAAGCCCCGCAAATCGGCACCGAAGGGCTTAGGAAGGGTATATTTAGACCAGAGTTTAGGCAGGGTGAGTAGACGGAACCACACAGACGGACGGCTAGGAGCTTCGCTCCCCGCTTCAGTAATTCGCCTCACGGCTCATATGGTAGCCATAGTTGGTGTCGCTAACGCGACGACACGCCGTTAGGTGTAGCCTTGCCCAATGACCACAATCGTTGGAGTAGAAGGAATTGACTACGCTGTTCTAGTAGCTGATAGCCAGATCACAGAAGATAACTTAGTAACTCTTGCTACCTCAACTCCAAAGATTATTGAGGTGGGTAAGTATCTCATTGGGATATCAGGTGATACCAGACCAGGAGATATCCTCGCCTATAACTGGAAGCCTCCGCTTTATCGCGGCGAAGATCCAGCGCAATTTATGGGAAAGAAAGTTATACCCAGTATCAACCAAGCGTTTACCGATAACAACTACGACTATAACAAGGCGGACAAAGATGGTGGCTTCGATTATCTCATTGCTTTTAACGGCAATATCTTTCGTATTGCTTGTGATCTCTCTTTTTTCCAAGCAAATCACGGAGCGTATGGCATTGGTAGTGGGGGTCAGCTTGCTCTTGGCTATCTGTATTCAGCTATCAAGCCTGATGTTGACGTAGCCTACGCAAAGAGACACGCCCGTAAAGCCGTTGAAATCGCTTCGGTTCTTGACGCTAATACTGGCAAGCCTTTACAGTTAGTAGTACAGGAGAGGATGTAGCAATGCAAATGACAGATGAATACGCTGCCCAATACTTTCATCGTATGGGCTGGCAGTCAGCACAACTAAGCCATTCGTTCAACCCTATGGCACTGCGTGAAGTTATTGCACAAGAGATTGAAGCAGCACGAGAACCATATTTAATACTAGCCAAGGATAAAACATCTGAGGACTATATGTTTTACAATGGGTATTGCAATGCTTTGTACTATGCAGCCTTGGTTGCAAGAAGGATAATTAAAAATGACAGGAACTGATCCAAAGGAACTACTACTTACTGCACTACGTGCAGGCGATGCTAAGCGATCACGTTCCACACAGGTACAGATTGGACCATCAGAGTTAGGTGGATGTCGTCGTAAGGTGTGGTACAGACTCAACGACCAGCCTGAGACTAACGACAATGAGATGAAGCTCGCTGCAATTATGGGTACTGCTATCCACGCAGCTATTGAAGAAGCGTTAGCAGATAACAAAGATGTTCTTATTGAAACAGAAGTTGAATACAATGGAATGAAAGCACACATTGACTGCTACGTACCAGGGACAGGTGATGTGATTGACTGGAAGACAAGTAAGGTAAAGAACCTTTCATACTTCCCATCAACACAACAGCGTTGGCAGGTTCAGACCTATGGATATCTATTGGCTAAGAACGGTCACGATGTAAAGCGTGTATCTCTAGTTGCTATTGCACGTGATGGTGATGAGCGAGATGTCAAGGTACACACAGAAGATTACAACGAGGCAATGGCATTAGAAGCATTGAGTTGGTTAGAAGCTATCAAGGCATCAGAGGTAGTACCAGAGCCAGAGCGAGAAGAAAATTACTGCAAGTTCTATTGCAAGTTCTATGACGCAAGTGGGCAGATGGGATGCGTTGGTCTAAAAAAAGAACGTATCGCTAGTGAAGAGGTGTTAATCCAAGACAAGGATGCCTCAACCAATGCGATGAAATACTTACAATTAGACGAGAAGATTAAAGAGTTGACAAAAGAAAAAGATTCACTAAAGTCTGCTCTTGAAGGAATCGCTGGCGTTACAGATACAGGTATTCAAGTTCGTTGGAACAAGATAGTTGGACCTACATCAGTAGACAAAGATGAAGTACTCGCTAAACTTGGCTTCGTACCAACTAAGCAAGGTGCAGATCAATTAAGGTTAACAATCAAACAAACTGGAGGAAAGTAAATGGCTGCAAACGAAAACACAAAGTTCCAAGTTAACTTCAAGACAAGTAGCGGAACCCTTATTAATCTATACGCAACTGATATTAAAGAATTAGAAACAGGTCTGACTGATCTATCAATGGTTGCATCTCTTATCAAGACTACTGATACTGAACTCAATGGTGGTCGTGCATCAGCACCAGCACCAACTGCTGAGTCAGTAGCACAGCAGTTCAATGCAACACCAGTTGCTGCACCTGCTGTAGTTGAAGGTCAGGCACCAAGCTGTAAGCACGGTGTTATGAGTTTCCGTACAGGTACTTCTGCTCGTGGCCCTTGGAAGGGCTGGATGTGTGCTGCACCAAAGGGTGCCACAGATAAGTGTTCAACTATCTGGGCATAGTAAGTGCGGGAACCACACGAGTTTGAGGTTCCTTTATGTGCTCAAGTAGGTGGCGATCTCTTCTTTCCTGACAAGGAAAACGAAGGCAAAATGGTTCGCCTAAGTATTGCATCAGCTAAATCAATCTGTCGTGGTTGCCAGCACATTACTGAGTGTGCTGAGTGGGGTATTCGTAAAGAACGCCACGGTATCTGGGGTGGACTCACCGATGGTGATAGACGAAAGATACGCAAGGCTAGACAAATAAATCTGGAAGAGGAGAAGAGTGCTTAAACTTTCCCGCGCTTGGAGTGGAGTGACCACAAATGCCACGCCACTACCTGATGTGTGGAAGAATTTAGTTAAGCAATCTATCAAACTTCGTCGCGGTCAAGTATGTATGGTAGCTGCAGCACCTAACGCTGGTAAGTCGATGTTCGCATTGATCTATGCAATCAAAGCAAAGGTGCCTACGCTTTTCTTCTCTGCTGATACTGACACCGCAACAGTTATGATTCGTGCTGCTGCACACCTATCGGGCCACAGTCAAGTTACTGTGGAACACAACATAGAGAAGCGACAAAATTACTACGTACCACAGTTGGCTGAGACAGCACACATTCAATGGGTCTTTGACTCTAGTCCATCTCTTGATGATATTGAGATGGAAGTAAAGGCTTATGTTGAACTCTATGGAATAGCTCCAGAGCTAATCATCATAGATAACCTAATGAATGTGGCTGCTGAGACAGACAATGAATGGGCAGGGCTACGTGCAATTATGATGGAGTTGCACGATATGGCACGTAAGACAGAGGCTTGCGTCTTAGTACTCCATCACGTATCAGAACAGTCAGAGTACGGTTCTCCTATGATGCCACCACCTAGACGTGCAATTCACGGTAAGGTCAATCAGCTTCCTAGTCTGATCCTTACTCTGGGTTATGATCCGTCACAAGGATTACTACGAGTAGCATCAGTTAAGAATCGCTTTGGTCCACACTATGCCGATGCTTCACAATGGGCATCGTTGTTTGTAGACTTTGCATCTTGTCAAATAGGCGATGATGATGCACAAGGTAGGGCATACCTTCGTAGTGCGGGAGAGGTAAGTACATATGGCCAACTCTAATGGACGTAAGGGATCAAAGTTTGAGACCGATGTTCTCAAGTGGCTACGACAAATGGGAGTTCTTGCTGAACGCTTGACGAAAGCTGGCAGTAAGGATGAAGGGGATATGGTTGCGATTATTGCGGGGAAAACCTATATCCTTGAACTCAAGAACAGGGCAACACTTTCCTTGCCTGAGTTCTGGAGAGAAGCAGAAGTTGAGGCGCTTAACTACGCCAATGCACGTGGTCTTGGGGAAGTTCCATTGCATTATGTTGTAGTTAAGCGTCGCAATTCTGGAATAGAAAATGCTTGGGTAATACAAACACTAGATCAATGGACAAAGGAGAAGCAATGAACGAAACAACTTATACATATAATGAACCACCACATTTTTCAAAGGGTTGTAATTGTGGTCTTACAATTATAGGTAGTTCAGAAAAAGGTTTACAATCTTTAATCAAACGACACAAAGAAAAAGGATCTATTCATTTAGAATGGGAAAAGGAGAACCAATAATGCCAGTACCAGGTGGAGAAATAACAACAACAGAGATACTCGTACCAGAAGTTGTACCAGTAGTAGAAGAAGCAGAAGATGATTTGCCAGAACTGTCATAAGGCAGGAGAACAGAATACAGCAGCAAGATATGCAACTGCTCATTGGTGGCACAATCACTGCGATGATAAGGGGTGTGTATGCCAGCACAAGACTGGTCCAGGACACGTAAAGCGAGCAGGAGTAAGGGTAGAGTTAGTGCAGACTCAATCCCCGTAGGGGCAATCGTTGCTCACTATGGTGGTGAGGTAAGAGAAGGTAGATCAGCTTCCGTACGCTGTTGTATTCACAAGGACAGTAGACGTAGTGCTGTTATGAATACGTACGAGAACCTGTACTACTGTCATACCTGCGGTAAGGGTGGCAGTTCAGTAGATATTGTTATGGAACTAGAGAACTTGGAGTTCAAGGATGCCCTCAATCGCGCAATCGAAATCGTTGCTGGAAGCGGCCAATCATTACAGTCAGAGAATAAACGAGGAAGCTCTAAACTATCTAGAAGAACGTGGAATATCTGATGCTACTGCCCAGCAGTATTCGTTGGGTGTAGTAACAGATCCTATCAATGGTCACGAGATGCATAGAGGGTGGCTATCTATCCCTTACATAACAGCTACTGGTTTGTGTGTTGGCTATAAGTTCAGACGATTAGATGAAGGCAAGCCTAAGTATGGATCTCCATTGGGACAGAAGGCACACCTGTATAACGTTAGTGATATAACTATTGACTCGTCATACATAGCAGTATGCGAAGGTGAACTAGATACGGTGATCTTGTCAGGTGTTGTTGGAATACCAGCAGTAGGTGTACCTGGGGTACAGGCTTGGAAGCCACACTTTAGTAAGTTGTTTGCAGGTTATGACAGGGTGTTTGTCATTGGAGATAACGACATTAAAGAAGATGGCACTAACCCAGGAGCTGAGTTCTCCAAGCGTGTCGCACAGGAGATACCAAACAGTACAATAGTAACATTGCCTCCATCAATGGACGTCAATGACTTCTATCTGGCCAATGGTGCAGATGCAACGAAGGCTTTGCTACTAGGTGAGAAGGATGAGTAGAGACGAATGGCTACAAATGGTACAGATTTTGCAGCATATGGGCTTCCAGATCCTGGAGATCAATATGGAAACCGAGACTATACTCCTTCGGCCTACGCCGACAAGATAGATGCTGCTTTCATCGCTGATGTCTGGCGTATTATGGATCAAGCTGGCAACCTATTGGTGCGTAAGCATCACGACTACGGCCCAAAGAACATTGCTCACTCACCAGGTGGACCACTTAATGGTCTGCGTGTACGTATGTGGGATAAGATAGCTCGCATCAATAACCTTCTTGACTCTGGCGTTAAGCCAAGCAATGAGTCCTTGCGTGATTCATTCTTAGATCTATTGAACTACTCAGCTATTGCAATGATGGTACTCGATGGCGTATGGCCTGAAGTGCAGGACAATGACTGAGCTACACAAATCTATCTACGACATAGCACCTAGTGTTGCTAGTGCAATAGCCCGTCGCTTTCGTGGCTATGTAGAACGAGATGATGTACTACAAGAGTGCCTTGCTTGGGCGCTAACACGTGGCAGGCAGTTCGATGAGATGCTTAATGAACCTAACCCAGTCCAACGTGTTATCAATGAGAAGCGTATTGCTTGGCAGATGAAGCGTACTGCTGAGCGTTATGCTCGCAAGGAGAAGGCGGCCAAGTCTGGCTATCGCACAGGTGATGAAGCCTTCTACGATACAGCTATGATTGCACAGGTTCTACCTCACGTGATTGCATCCATTGTAGATAACACGGTACTAGAACAAGCACAGAATATTATTAATGATGGTTCACCTAAGAAGCCTAGTGTCCCAGCAGAAGGTGGCAACCTGCTTGCTACCCTGATTGATGTCAAGCGTTCATACTTAAAGCTTGAAGTAGAAGACCAGACCATACTTCGCTTGCGATACCACGAAGGACAGACCTTGCAACAGGTGGCACACCTATTAGAATGTGCAGTATCTACTGCAGATCGTAGATGCACCAGCGCATTACGCAAGGTACAGAATGGTTTGGGCGGTGACAACCCTTGGCAATGAAAGAGGTTGAGCTATTCTTATTCTTGTTAGATAACAAGTATCCAGATTTACAGAAGTCAGAAGGTATCTACGACTCCTTCGATTGCATCAGTCGTGACTCTGCCGCATACATAGAGTTGAAGTGTCGTCATACACACTATCCCACGCTACTGATTGAAGAGATGAAGTATCGAAAGCTGATTACCCAGGCAGCAGAGAGGGATCTAACTCCCTTCTATATCAACTCGACTCCAGAAGGGGTCTTTTCTTTTGACCTTATGGAAGTGGCTGAGCCTGAATGGTTTAGTCATTGGATGCCAGCGACTACTGAGTTCGCACGTTCTAACAAGGTCAGTAAGTTAGTAGGTTATCTACCTATCGAAGAGGCGGTAAAGCTCTGATGCAGTACGACTATCGTTGCCCCGATTGCAATAGTGAATTAACTATAGAGCGTAGTATCCACGAAGATCCACGTGAGCCTTCTTGTTTTGATTGTCATATACCAATGATCCGTAAGTGGGATACGCCTGCTATTACCTTCAAGGGTAAAGGCTTCTATAGTACTGGTGGATAGCAAAAGTCCCACCAGCGAACGGACTGATGGGACAATTACTACTGAAGGAAAGGGTTAAAAACCTTCAGTTGCTTCAACAATTCCTTGTATGATCCACTCTACCACAGGTACAGCAACAGCATTACCCATCTGCTTATACCTGGTTGAGTCTGACTGTCCAGCAGTCCAATCATCAGGGAAACCCTGCAATCTTTCGCACTCTACTGGAGTTAAGCGGCGCACGTTAGTTGGAGTAGCAATGCCCGATACATTGTTTCCACCTGTACCCATACGTGATGTAAGTGTATTCATTGTGTCTCCTTGAACTCTAGCTCCGTCGTGGTAGTGAGGATGAAAGACAATGACTGTCGTTCGCACATCACCATTATCAAATGCGTTAAGCGTTGGCATTACTCCTCCTTCAATCCAAGTCTCGTAGTCATCCACATTCTGTGCTCGTCTACTCTTGGTGAACCACAACATTATCTTCAGGCCTTTTGTATGTAGTAGCGGTAAGTGTTGTTACTCCTGGTGAGTATTTAGCGAAGCCTGTTTGACCAAAGCTGCTTGGAGCAATGCGGGTAGGGTCTTGCCTCGTTTGTTTGCCCTGCGTAAAATCCCTTCGCAAGCCTTCTGACTTAAAGAGTATTTCGGCAACGCTTGACTCAGGAGTACGTCTGCCAACGACGAAGACACGACGCCTGCGCTGGGGTACTCCGAAGTGTTGAGCATCAAGCACCCTCCACCCGAGAGAATACCCGAGGTCGGCCATCGTCCCGATGACGACTCCAAAATCTTTTCCTCCGTTACTGGATAGCAAACCAGGTACGTTTTCGATGATGAAGTATTCTGTTTGCGTTTCTTCCACAAGTCTTGCAATCTCCCAGAATAACCCGCTTCGTTCGCCAGCAAGACCAGCTCTTTTGCCAGCAACGCTGAGGTCTTGGCAGGGAA